AAGCTCAACTTTTTGAGTTTGGTTAAAAGGATGCCCCATGCTCTTATTAATTTTTCATTCTCAAGGACCATTTTAAAGGTCACCGAGCTTTGCCAGTTCTTCTAATTTTAATGTCGGTCTAGCGAGACCACCAAGGGCTGTAAATACAGTTAGGTTTGGTTTGTCTCCGCTATAAATTCCATTATGAACAACGTTACCAGGTTTTAACATTCTGGAGAGTTGCTCAAAAGCGTCGTCTAAATTTTTCTGTGGGATATTATCCAATTGCTCCTTGCCACCGATAACAACCGCCGCAGCACAAGTACCGCTTGACAAGTCTAATCCGCCAGACAAAAGATTGTTTTTCAAATTTTCTCTTACCGCTCTGGAGATACTTACCGAATCTTCCCAATTGGCAACGGGGGAAGCCCCGAAGACGATACAACCCGAGTCAAGGAGTGTTTCGTAATCCCTTTTGTCGAAAGCTGAATAGCTGCTATCCTTAGAGGCTGTAAGATTAAACAAATTAAATAATCCACACATACTCATATTTGCCGTTTGCCAGAAATTGGAAACAACGAGGTTGGGATAAAGCTTTGTAATTTTTTCATTATCTAAGATGATGAGCGGGGATACGATTCCTTTGTCAACAAGATCAAAAGCCTTTTTTAATGTTCCGTGAGCGTTTGCGTTAACCTTTCTTCCCTCGGAAGCTTTCGGTAAAGCGAGAATAACCCCGACTTGTTTAGCTGGAGATTTTACCGATTCCTGAAGTTCTCTAGCTGCGTAAACCAGGGGCTCCATCATCCCTGCTCCAGAGCCACCCCCAGCACCTACACTGATGATGATTCTATCTAGTTCTTCGCCAAAAGAATACTTCATAAAATCCAAAACATCTTCAGACTTTTTATTAAAAAGCTCTTCGGCAACCCTCGGGTCTTTACCTGCACCTCCATCACCAATACATAATTTATTATCAATTAGTTTTAGGGTATTCAAATCCTGCATGGCAGTATTAATAGCCGCAGTTTTTCTATACCCCAGTTGATGAAAGGTCTCTGCAATTCTTGACCCACCTTGACCCGCGCCAATAAAGGCAAAGTTGAACGCTACATCAATCTCATCCTTTATTTCCGTTTTCTTTTCGGGCTCTGGTTCAGGCATGGGGATGTCTGGCAGTGAAATGTCAATGTCAGATTCTCCGTACACGGCCTTGATCTGTTCTTCGTTTTGTTGTTCTTGATTTTCTTCACTCATAATTTATTTCTCCAATGTTTGCCGAGAGATATATAAAATACTTGCAGATTCCATATCTACCTCATGCTCACAAGCTATCTCTTGGATTTCTTTGATTCTGTTTGGATTTTGGTCTTTGGGGCTAGAGCAATATTCTTCAGCCTTCGAACCCCAGTCTTCTGGTTCTTCGTTTGCCATGATGATGTGGCTAATTTCAGAGGCAACGTCTTTTTGCTGCTTGGTTAGTCTTTTGACGCTGTGCTTCTCTCTTAAAACCTTGGATACCTCAACCTCTAGTTCTTGGGCTAATATGTAAGCTTCTTTTATCTTGAGTATATCGTACCCTTCACTCGCTCCGATTGGGGTTGTTTTCCTGTTCGATTTGTAAGGACTATCTTTCGTGCCCGAAGGTCTTCCAGACTCTTTGCTTGGCCCTGCTGAAGGGGTAGGGGTCGCTGGTCCCTTTGGCTCTTGTGGGTTTGTATCTTTCTGTAATTTTTCTTGGGACTTGATGTTCTTATCTGTAATTTTAATTTGAGTTTGTGCACTTTTATCCGCAAGGTCCGCTTGGGTATTGGGACCACCAGCGATGGGTTCGTAATACCCTTTGTCTCTAAGCTCTTTGTACTCTTCTTGAGATTCAACAGACTCTTCTTGGTTCGGTAAACGATTAGTCTCAAGGGCTTTAATTCCTTCCTCGGGGGTAAGAATGCCGAGCTCCATCAACCTTGTGTAGACCCTTAAAGTCTCGGAATTGGTCTTTAACTCGAACTCTTCAAAGTAAGGCGTTGGGAAACTTCTAAAACCAAGGCTTCTTGAAATCCGTTTAATTTCTGGCAATAAGAAATGATTAACAAAAGCCCTTCTCCCTTGCGCTAACCTGCCAATGAAAACCTCGACTTTGGCTGTTTGGTTCGCGAATTTTTCCCCCCCGACAAAGATATTGTTTAATCCAATATTAATATCCCTATCAATTACGTCGTACTTTTTTGAGTCCAACAACTGACCAATTTGGGGAATGACAAACTCGGCTTTGGTAGTGTAGTCAGCGATAAGAACCCTTCCGACTGACTCGTTTCCAAACAAGGTTTGCATCTTCTTAAGATTCTCATGATTGACTCCTCCCTTTTCTGGTTCAGTGCCCATCGTGACGAGAAGGATGGCTTGTTGCATGGTGCGAGCAATAGCCATGTCCATTTTTTTCATTTCGTACTTGAAGTTGATATCTTCGAGCACTGGATATCCCATTGGGACAGCAAATGGTTCGTAGTCCATTTTTTTGTAAAAAACAGCTACGAGCTTTTCGGGTTCCAAAGGGATCGTTAGTTGGGTAGAGGGGCTTCTTTTTTTCTTAATTAGTTTTTTAGATTCATCATCCAGAGAATTGTAAACTTCCAAGTCTTCGTCGGTTTTTGGATTTTTAACTCTCTCTAATTCGTAATCAGTAAGAACCTTGTAAAACCTTGGGGTCGAAAAATTTAAACTACCGTACAGTTGAACATCGGCGGGGTTAATTATTACGTAACGAGAGGGGAGGGTTAACTCCGCCACCTCTAACTTCGGCAACATGCCCTTGCCAAAAGTTTGGGTAATTTTCTTTACGTCATCTTTGGATATTTTAGAATCAAACCTGTAGACGAAGACATTTCCGCTTCTATAATACTCCCTAAAGAATCTGTCTTGCAAATCCCAAAGATTAATTTTCTTAAAATAAGCATCAAAAAAGTCTCTAGATTTTCTAGTGCCCCCCCTAAAGAAAACATTGCTAACGGAAAACTCCGTCATTGTATCCACGATATTCCTAAAGGTAGCAAAATTATAATAACATTTTTGACATAAAATAACAGCATCCCTAACCGAAATGCTTGATCTACCGTAACCCTTTGCGGTTTTAAATGGAACAAGCCCATCATCAATGTTTCTAAACTTATCGGTCCTGTTTATGACGCCAGCAAGGTTCCTTCTTGATGATGTGACGGCTTGGGCAGAACCATACGCCATGAGAGGCTCTGATGGCAGAGTTTTTTTAGTTCTCTTTCTCGTCGTCTTTTTCTTTTGTTCGGCCATGATCTTTTAGATGTCGTAATTTGGTGCGTATGTCCCCAAGTAAACTGGTAGGTCGTTTTTATCCCTGAATCTTACAAAAGTAAATAGGTTAGAGAACCCCTCGCTTTGGGTAAATATAGGGGCAATGTCGTCAGGCCAATGTATACCTGTACCCCAAAAGAATGGATTGTTCGATATGAAATTGACAGAGTTCGGATCAGTAGTGCCAGAGTTACAAATTCTCATTATGTTTACCTGACCCGTTCTGAACATTCCTGAATTAAAGTTTACGGTAACATTATTATTCGTGATATAAAAATCACCAGCATCATGCATAGCAAAATCAATAACGTTATCGGTATTAGATTGTAAGAGCGAGATGCCACCGATGGTATACCTTACATCCCCCGTCATGCCCGTTAAGCCAGTTTCGCCTTGTGCGCCAGTAGGTCCAGTTGAACCAGTGTAACCTTTTTCGGTTACGAGTTCCCAGTATGTCGCGTTGCTCGTGGGTGGGTAAGCGTTTGCCCCAGAGGTTGGGGTGTTCAGGATACAAACGTAAAGCTTTCCCCCATCGGTTACTGTGTCACCCACATAATAACTAGCTCCACTACCCCAGGTAGACCTGTAATTAATTCCAGTAGGTCCAGTAACCCCCGTTGCTCCAACAGGCCCGGTGCTACCATCTGTCGCTCCAACCGCGCCCGTATTACCAGTCATGCCCGTGCCGCCTGTTTCCCCCTTCTCGGTAATCTTGACTGTAATTGTCGCGCCCATATCTTGGTGGGTGGCGCAATAATAGTAGAGCGTATTGGGGGCGTTGTTCGGGACAGTAAACAACACATGGTCGGCTGATGAAGTTGTGTTAGTAAAACTTATTTCATTGCCGCTTGAATCGTATTCGTGCCAACCAGTGGTATATTGAGAACCATTCGGGGAGGTTTGTGTTTGGTGAGTGCCGTCTTCCTGATCAGATATAGCAAACCTATGATCGCTTGTACTACCTGTGTTAATTCCAGCAGCACTAAGATCAAACTTGTAAGTAAACCCCCTGTAGAGTGTTATGGGTGCTAAACCCACGCTATCAATAAAGAACGCAAGAGAGGAGCTAACTGTACCGTGTGCAATTTGGAATATCTCCGATAAGGAAGGCAGACCAGTCATTCCGGTCATACCTGTCATTCCGGTCATACCAGTCTTGCCAGTCGCGCCAGTACCCCCAGTCAGACCAGTCATTCCGGTATCCCCATCGGGGGGGCCAGTAGGTCCAGTGGGTCCAGTGTACCCAGAACCAGTCAGCCCAGTCATGCCCGTCAAGCCAGTATTACCCAGCCTCCCCTCAAGACTTTCTAGGTTAACGTCAATGACGTTAGCCGAGGTGAGTATGTTGAAGATCGGATTACCGCTACTGTTCGAGGAGCAAGAAGGACAAGAATAAGGGGCTGTAATTATTACATGTAATTGTCCATTCGACTCGTTGTAAACTTTTACTCTTCCGGTAAAAAATATATGAGGAGAACCAGCAACAACAAATTGAATTTTCTGTGAAGCCGTATAGGCCATGTTTCGAAGGGAATCATGCCTTATGATGATTTCATCCTCCATCGTGAAGGTCGCGCTTGAGCCGTCAACAGCTGTTCCCGAGCCACCACTTCCAGCAATAATTTTAAGAATTGTTCCAGTAGGCGTAAACCCTGCGGTTTCTGGATTAATTAAAGTATCAATGGAGAAAGATGTCTTGTATTTGTCTCCCTCGCCTTGAGGACCAGCTATGCCCACACCAGTCATACCAGTCATGCCAGTCATACCAGTCATGCCTGTCTTGCCAGTCAGACCAGTCATGCCTGTGTCACCGTGCCCAGTTAGGCCCGTCATTCCGGTCATACCCGTCTTTCCGGTTTTACCTGTCAGCCCGGTTAGGCCAGTCTCACCCGTCATTCCGGTCATGCCCGTCGCGCCAGTCCCACCAGTATCCCCAGAAGGAGAGGCGTCATGGACAATAACATCACCCAAAACGTAATGATGAGGAGGGTATATAGGCGCGAGGGTAGTAGCACTAATCCTTTGAAATCCGTATCTGAAAGCGTCACCCGCCGCAAAGCTGATTGGTCCCGTTACTAGCTCCTTAAAGGGCGACTCTTCAAAATAGGAATAAACAGTGCTTAAGCTTATGTTTGCCCCAGAGGCAACAGGCATAGGTGATTGAGCAACGCCGCCGACACCAGTTTCGTCTGGGTGGTATCTGCCCAACTTAGTGGCGTTGGTATAAAGGGCGAATTGTAGATAGTCACCGTTACTGAAGTAATTTGTGGCGACGTTAAGTGCTGTATTTACATTCGTCAGGTCATACCTCATTGTATAGGCAAGACCTCTGATCACCTTTAAAGTAGGATTATCATAAGAAAACTCAGTTGACGAAACACTGGGTTGAGCTTCGCCGCTATACAAGCCAGTGATTTGAGTAAAACTATAAATAATCCCACCAACAAGACCCTGCTCGCCCTGTATCCCACTTGCCCCACTAAGCCGCAACATAGGTGTTAATGCCGTAGCCGCCCCACCAGGTGCTGTGTTATCGTCTAGAACGTAACGCACGTATTCGTCGTTACCGCCTGACAAGAAGTACCCAGTAATGGATACTCCAGTTACTCCAGTGGGTCCAGTAGGCCCAGTTACGCCAACCTCTCCTTGAAGACCTCCTGCTCCTGTCGCCCCAGTAGGTCCAGTCATTCCAACTGGCCCAGGTTGGCCTTGAGTATCTACGGTAAAGGGAACACCATCGAGAAGAAGGTAGGTTCCGCTTACGGTAAGTTTTTGCTGACCAAACCAAATGTGGTCACCAGAACCAACATATACGTCTTGAAATGGGTACTCGTAAGAACCCACATCGAAGACCCCAGAAGTAATAGGGGTAAAATCTCCGCTAACCGTGACATCGCCGCCAATATGGACCGCTGGCGCACCTGCTATGACATCAAGAACGAATCCTGAAATTTCGGGATTGTGTATCTGCTTTAGCCTAATGTAATTGTCGGGCATACCTTCTACCTAATTTTATTTTAAAGTTAAACTAAATTACACTTTTTATTTTAAAAAAGCTATTATTATTTTACCCAAGCATAATTGGAGAGAAAGTCTCCCCTTCGGTTTGCCCCTTGTTAGACATGATATCGAAGTAAACCTTTGTGGCCCAAGCACCTAGCATCAAAGTAGTGTAATTATCCTTTCTGGCTCTTGTAGCAGACGTACTTTTCTTTAAATGCAACGGTAAATCAAAGGTCTGCGTTCCTCTTGCTGTGGTTTTGACCTCAACCAAGGCGCATTGTTTTTTTGTTTGATATATTAGATCGTCCTGCATCTCGGTTAATTCTAACAAAGTTGGGGCATTCAAAAGGTTCGTATCTACGTGTGTACTTATAGCCCTATCAAAAGCCTGAGAATTCGCGGTAATCTTTGAGGCAAACCATACTTTTTTATAATCAACACAGGTCTTTAGGTGCTCGTTTGCTTTTCTAATCCAATTACTCGTAAAGACTTGTTTTATGCACTTTTTACCTGATTCCTTGCTGTATTGTCTCCTTGCTTTTCTGAGCATGTGGTCGTAGTTAAGCCCTTCCGCGTCTGAATCACAATCGAAAAACCCTAATTTGATTTTCTCTCTTTTGAAGAATTTACTTTCGTTTGCACTATCTATGAATTGGTAGCCAGCGTTATCAATCATTATTAACTCGAAATTAAAAAATTTATTTAAATAATAAAAATAAGCTATATGATCTTTTAAATGCCCCCCTGCTACTGCGTACCCGTGCACTAGTGTGCATTGCTTTCTTTCCTCATCTAGCTCCATTACAGACATGGCGAAGTAATCAGAGGTAGGACTATCACTAAAAGAAGGGTCGATAGCGAGAATGTACTTTACCCCAGATTTGCCACTGATTCTCGTGGTTGGTTCCTCGCCATCTGGGATGGTGCATTCGTGCATTTTCTTTGCGCTAAAATAACTGTCGCTTCCGTCCGTAAATTGAGCCATGTACTCACGCTGAAAAGATGAGTGTGACTGTCCACCGCTTTGAGCTTCATCAATAACAGTCGTATCAATCATGTGGTCTGGTAGGGCTTGATACCCTAATTGGGATACGAAATAACTTGATTGGTTCTCCGTATCTTTAGTTTGGATTTTTTCTATCCAGTCTTTGTACGTCTT